GATCTGTTATAGGCGTACCCCCATTATACGCTGCAGCTACCATTTCGGGAGTACCCCACTTGTCAAAAAGTTGTTTCAAAAACTTACAAGCATAGTGACATGAAATCTCAGGGTTCACGGCCTCAGTTAGCATGCCGTCAAACCCGAGTTCTCTCAGCTTTGTCCCCATGATTTGAAGCGGTCCCCAAGATATAGCTTGGAGAATCTTTTCAGTTTCGACCGTAATTATGTGCATTTTTGCCCACTTTTCAGGTGTGAGGAAGTATTTCCAGTTTTTTTCAAAACGCACAACCAGTGGATTATTATTGGACTCAACCTGCATTACTGCTTTGACAAACTTTTGATCTATACCTAATTCTTTTGCCTTTTTATTTCCGGTCACTATCGCCTTATTTATTCTTGCCACAACACGCACTCCGTCCTTAGTATAAATTATATAATGAAACCCGAGTTTAATCGATTCACTGAAAAATACATCCCCGAACCGAACTCGGGGTGTTGGCTTTGGATTGCGACTGTAGATAGGGGCGGGTATGGAAGATTTAGAAATGGGGGTAAGCTTGATAGCGCTCATCGAGTTAGCTGGCTTTTGCATCATGGCAAAATTCCGCTAGGTTTGTGGGTATTGCATAGATGTGACATTAGATGCTGCGTGAACCCAGTGCATTTGTGGCTAGGAACCAGATTAGACAATATAAGAGACATGTGTGCTAAAGGGCGACATGTGCCAGGATGGGGTGGGATTCAAAAAAAACATGAATTTTGCAAGCGAGGGCACCGACTAGATCAAGACAATGTCTATTGGAATGGAACAAACCCCAGCGGTTACAGGTCAAGGACATGCAAAAAATGTGTTGTAGAAAGAAGAAAAAATCATTCTATTTCTTCGATTGCTTAAACCCCATCTTCTCTAGGTTCGCATCTATAACTTTCTTCTCTTGGAACATGGCTTTGTCTTCTTCGGTTCTAAGTTCCGGGTCGTCCCCGTAGTCTGATTTTTCTTCTTTCTCGGGGTCTTTAGAAAGAACTTCAGCTGCTTTCTTTCGCAGTCCAGCTATAGACTTTAATACCTGTTGCTTTTCCTTGGTGCGCTCCAAGACCTTGGCCATTAGCTCTGGGTCTTTTTTAATTTCTTCAGCGCGTATCAGAGTTTCTACTGCGCAATCAACCTCGTGCTCTTCTTCCTTTTCTTCCATTTTCATTCTATTACCCCTTCATTTCTGTTTCTGGACTAACTTGTGTTTCTGTAGGCTTAGGTGCATTTACTTTCAGCGTTTCACACAACATTTTCACAACTGCATCTACAATCTGATGCTCTTGTTTGGTTCCGACAAAGCGATCACCCATCATTTTTACAACTTGCTTTACTTGCTCTTCATTCATATTTTATTTCCTCCAACTACCTTTTTACTTCGAGTTACCTACAAGAGCTAGGGGGGCTAATTCCTTTAAACGTCTGTGGCCCCTGCAAATTTAGCTAATGTTTTTAATTTGGTGTAACCAACTACAATCCCACCACTCTCATTTAAGCTCTCTTGCGGATACTCCACGTCATCAAACGTGTAATCCTCCGTAACAACGGGGGGCTTACCATCGAGACGATGTTGCAGGGTTTTATAGCCTTCTAGCCTGAGGAAAAGAATGCGGCCCTTACGAGCGTCTATAATCTCAGAAAGCCTCCAATAAGAAGCTGTCGAGCCATTTAGTAGTTCTATTTCTTTCCCTAGTGCCATATATCTCCTATGCGTTCGGATGCCATTCCACCGTGTGGAACTCTTCTACGATGTCGTTGTTTGAGGTTGCCTCGCCTGTAGCCTTTAACACAACCGTACCTGAGAGAGTCTCAGCAGGTGTGGTGTAATCACTTGTAGAGGTGAGCGTTGCTCCTGCTCTAAACACACAGAATGCCTTTTGTGTTGTAGCACCAGTTCTTACAATCGATCCCTCAGCACTCCAATCAACACCGTTAAAGGCTAGTGCCGCAGTATCAAGTAGTGTTGTAGCTCCAAACTTAATTCTAACTCGCTTGTTGTTAGCGTTAGCAGCGAAGGTGCCTGCCATCTTAAATTCAACTCTGTCTCCGTTTGTTGAGAGAGTATTGGCTGGGACTGTGTAGGTTATTAAATCATCCTCACCCGCACCAACGTTACCTACAGCTGTAGTATTGACGTTGATTGTTCCACCAACACGCGCATAGCTTGTTGATGTGCCGGACAAGGTTCTTAGTATCACCTGACTTGTGTTCAAAGTTGTAGTTTGTGAGAAAACGTTAACTCCATTGGCATAGTGCTCAATAGCAGTGTTTCCTATGCTATATGCGTAATAGTAATTCCCCTTAACTGGCTTAACCCATGCAGTTGAGTCTGTGGCTGTGTTGTTGAATATGAGCTTTGTTTCTTCCTGTAAGCAAACATCGTCTCCGAAGTAGGCACCTACATAGGTATAAGTCCCAGTTCCCGTGAAGGCCGTCATCTTCTTTTGATAAAGACCTGTAGAGTAAATATTAAGAGTTGAAGCACCGTTACTATGTGCTCCGCCAACACCTTTTCCGTTAGGAGCAAGCTTTAAACAAGTAAACATGTGATTTTCAGCTGTGCCTACTGGCGACAATGTTGTGCCTGAGGCAATACCAGATGAGATATTAAGTACGCTGGCTTGTGTTGCGTTTGTTGTTGTGTGTGTTGTTGTCCCTAAGGTGTACTCAAACGTACTTGTAGATATTAAAGACGTGCCTGTTCCGTTATCTACATAGTTACAAACTAGCGGCGCTGCTACAGTTCCACTTGTCGTACCAGTAAGAACGAAGTTAAGCGCAGTACGCAACCCCCCAGAGGCCACACAGTTAATACCTACGGTGCCCGATATGTCAGACCCGAAGATAGCCAACCGAAAGACTCGAAGGTTTGAATCATTTCCACCAGAGGCAGAGCTTGATCCAATCACCACGTCATTTACTGAGACAGATCCAACAAGTCTTGGGTTAATAACAAGGCTCGTGCCATCTCGGAAGATGCCAGCATCGTTAGCTGAGCCCAAGAACAAGGTATTTGCTGCCAGTTCTGAGTTAGCTGAGAACTGAATAACCCCAGTACCATTAGGATCAAGGATTATGTTTCCGTTTGCGTTCGTACTAGACAAGGTATTGGTATCAAGGCGTAAATTATCTACGTCTAACTGTGTAAGACCTGACATAGCGCCTAAGTCCGTGAGAGCCACGAGCGAGTCCTGTACAGATGATGACCCGTCCCATCTTACAAGTCTTTCGTCCGTACCTACGGTTGAATATGTGGGTACTGAGGCAAAGCTTACCGTTCCCCCAGATGAGGCAAAGAAGGCTTGTGTTGAACCAGGCAATGCAGCTGGCATCGTGAGCGTATAGTTTGCAGTAACAGAGGCAGGAGATTTAATAGCTACATAGTTTGATCCGTTAGCCAGTGCCTCCATGAGGCGTAGTTCTTTTTCTTCTGCTACATGGAAATGGTCATATGAGAAGACGCCAGCTGTGGCATCAAGGCCCATCGTGCCGCTATTGGCATTGATGTTGACGTTAGTACCTGCATTTAAAAGAAAGAAACCTGAAAAGGACCCGAAGGTACAATCACCGTCGGCGGCTAGGTTAACCTGTCCAAAAGCTGCTAGGAAATTTAGATTGCCACCAATTCCAGGCGTGAAGTTCATGTCAAAGGCACCGGTAGTGCTAAACGACATAGCCCCAGTTGAGTTATTAAAATAATCCCCAGCTCCATTCCACGTAATGCCGCCAACAGTGATTTCAGTGATTCCAGTCAATACTCCAGTATCGCTTAGAACCCCTAGCGAATCCTGTACATTGGAACTTCCGTCCCATCTTACAATGTGTTCATCCGTACCACTGCCAGTAATACCCGCTATTAAACTACTCATATTTTATGTTAACTCCGTGACTCTCATTGAGCCTGTTGCAGAATCCCATATTCCAGTAACGATTCCTGTGTAGACAGGTATTCCGTCTACAATAAGCGTTTCGGCAGCTCTTAACTTATACGTGAATGACGTTGTTGATGCAGTAGATCCAAACTTTAAATAACAAGCTGATGTTGAATCATTGTAAAAGATTGCTGACTCTCTTGATGCATTGAGCGCTAAAACTGTAACGCTTGTCGCAGATGCTGCCACGTTTGAAAGAGTTGCTGTTGCTGCTGTATATTTACCTAAAATAGAAGAAACAGTTGTCTCTGTAGCTGCTCCTGTGGGCAAACTAATGGTGCCTGAGATGTTCGTAATGTTCCAAGTGCCCGACTGGGTAGCTGCCACTGTACCATCTACAGTAAGAGATCCACCGTTATCGTCAATAGAAAGAACACCTGTAGAATCGTTTGCAATGGTCACTCGTTGTGCAGTGGCTTCTGTTCCTCCGCCCACAACTGATAGAACTGTGTTAGTCACGGCTCCTGAAATAACCCAAGGAGATGTGGACTGAGTTACGGCTACAGTACCGCTTATTGCTACTGTGCCGTCCACCGTAATAGAGCCAGCATTATCTGTAATTGGTAGAGCCGATTGATTTGAGGCAATAGTAACTGGCATAGACGCTGCCATGGTCGTTTGACCTAGGGCCGCTGGAATGCCTGCATCAATAGCAGACAGAGATGAGATCATGGTTGCTTGATTGGCAGCTGTAGAAGCTCCTGTGGGTAGTGGCAGTGACGCTGCACTTATGGGCTGGGTAACGCCTGAGCCGTCTGTTCTTAACCCGCCTGAGGTGTTGAGCGACAAAGACCTTGTAGTGCCATCGCTATAGCTTGGTGCAGCTGTTGTTACCGCCGCGTGAGACTGTGTTTTAAGATTATCTGCAGTTTCACAATACGCCTCGATTACGTGTGGCGCTGTACATGCAGTTAATGAAACCGTTGCCGTGCCTGAGGTCCATGCAGTTGATATAAGCTTTATCGCCTTTAATCCACCTACGGGGACAGTCCATGAGCCATTTGCAGCGATTGCCGTGGCTATAACACCACTTGCTACAGGTATAATTTCACTTGCTACAAAGGTTACACCGTCAACTGAGACTTGAACCGCAATAGTTCCTACCCAAGTTCCTGTAACAAGCACTCCTACCGTGCCTCTGACACTTGCAAAGGCAAGATCTACAGAGTCGCTTAATGCTGTGATTGTGTCTGTAAGGGTTTCGTAAGCATTCCCAACAATCCACGGAGTTGTCCCCTGTGTAACAGAACCGCCACCGCCTCCACTCGAACCAGGACTATTTATTGTTACATTAGACATCTTATTCCTCGCCTATGTATTCAACTTTTACACCTTCACCATTAACACTTGCATCAATGTAAACTTTGCTCAGATCAAATGTCTGAATCATCCCGCGCGTGACTGTCTGACCTTCTTTTGAGTTCGAAGCTCCCGCCACAAGATACGGCGCATTTGATGCCGCTACAGTTGAGTCCCCAACATAAATAAGGCCAGTATTGGCTGCATTTGCCTGAACAAGGAACGCCGTCGTGTAAAGCTTCGTGGTGCTCAACGGTACAGCTGTCCCCGCTGTTGTCACAACCTTGGCAAAGGTTTTTATAATCAATGCCATTTAGTACTGCTCGAATAAAAACTTCACCGTCAATGCTGTGGTAGCTCCATAAGTAGGTGTTCCACGAGATTGTAATAAACAATACAAATCTCTTGTGCCCAATAGCGGACGCATCATAAGCTCAATGTTTGCCTTTACCGCTACAGAATTGGCAGACAGCGCCGTGAAATCACCAGTTGCAACAACAACGCGACCGATAAAACGCGCAGTCATTTCTGCATCCGTAATGTTCAGGGCTGCATTATCTGCACTTGCAATCGTTGGAGCAGAATCAAAAAACAAAACATCAATACCTGCAGTCTGTGCTGCCTGGTCAGTTATAATTAAAGATTTCAAAACAACAATGCCAGATGTTTCATCTGCAACATTTGACAAAGTCATTAAACTACCAAGCCTGTCGCCTGAGGCATAAATAGCCGTATCAATCGTTGGCGTAGCTGTTAGGTAGAATGCTTTTTTATCTAGTACCATGTGGACCTCCTAAAGAAAGGGGCCGTATTTCAGACCCCCGTCAGAAATTAACTAGCTGCTTTTTGAACCAATACAACAATTACAGATCCAGCGCCTGGGTTAGCAGACCAAACACCAGTAATGGTGTTAGCTGCTTGGGTTGTCCAACCAAGTAATGGCAAGTTGTTTGCACCTTTGGTTTTTTGATAAACTGAAAGAATCGTGTCAGCTGCAGCAAGACCCGTAAGAGTCATCGCTTCAGTTGCAGCGCCACCAGCACCAGCACTTGATGTGTAGGCTACGATATTAACCAAATCACCAAGGTTGGTCTTACGTGCAGTTGCATTCATACGATTTAGTAAAAAAACATCATCTGAACTTGCGGCCATAATTTATCTCCTTTTTTAATGAGGTGTGCCCCCCTCACGCGGGGGGCTATCCTCTATAGACCATTAAACTTAGTAAGCAGGAATACTGTGGATAATACCGCAGCGACCAGGTGCTTTAACGATGAGTTCACCGAAAAGGCAAATGTCGATAAGGTAGCTAAATCCAGTGGTAGCTCGTACTTCAAAATATTCGCGACCGTCTGGTGATGCTCGTTTTTTGAACATACCGTTAGAAGCAAATACAATGGCTGCAGGATCAAGGAATATGATCTCTTCGTCAGGCATTTCTTGAATACCAACGAGCATAAGATTTCCTTTAACGGAGGTGATTTCTATTTCAGTCCAGCCGTAGAGGTTAGCTTTTTGCGCAGTTGCAGTAACTTTAAATCCACCCTTTTGGGTTTCAATAAGTTTCATGCATGAACCAAGGTGCTTGAAGCTCATAAGAATCTTAGAAGCATTACCACGAGCCTTAGTGCGAACAGTGGTATAGGCATCAAACAACTTTTCTAAGATGTTTGTAGCGCTAATTGCAGCTCCTGAAACGTTAACCGCTTGTAGGAACGGATAGGCCAACTTGGTCTGTCCATGCAACGTAGATCCGCCACCGTTTGCAGCGCTAAGAAGAGCGTCGATCAATCCTTGGAAAGACGCAGACTGAGCACCTGGGTGATAGAAGCGTGCTGACTGTGCAACTGTGTAAGCACTAATGTCAACTGCAGCACCGCCACGGGTAGCAGAGAATGTCACTGCATTGGTGTTCACGTTAATAGCAGTAACGTAAATAGCCAAAGGAGATGAATCGCCGTCATCGATAAAGCATTTTTCACCAAGGGCGAAACGGTCAACTTTATCAACAATTGAAATACCAGTTGCGTGGTTTGTAGCATCAGTAACAGATGCAAAGTAGCTCTTACCGAGCAAGTTAATAGAAACTTTTTCTTTCATAGAAGCCATGAAAGCATCTACACGGTCAGGCAAGATGCGAAGAAGGTTTTGGTCTGAAAGAGCACCGTGTTCCATTAAATCGCGGTGATTTAAGAGCATTGTGCCCCAAACTTCTTTTTGGCTTGAAACTTCTCCACGAACCATCGCATCTTCAGATACGTCGGTTGAAGCAGCAAGTTGGCCGAATTCGATTGAGGAAGCGCCTGCTCCTACGAAAGGAACGATATAGGGTCCGCCCTTCCAAGCATCGTCTTTTTCACAATTGGTCAAAAGCCAATCACGTTTAATAATTTCTTCTTTGAGTAATTCGTTAGGTAGGTAATCGTTCAGCATTGTGCTGAAACTTCTTGTCGTTGCCATTTAGCAAACTCCTTATTGTTGGTCTCAATAAGGAGCTTGCGCTGTTACCTTATTGAAACTGTTTTTGTAATTGTTTTAATTGATCTAGAGATGTGATCGCACTACGCGTAGGGCTCCCGCCACTTCGCCCAACATTAGGTATAACCTTGGGCTTTTGCTGTGCTGTCACAGGCGCGGCTCCCGCCGGCACTTGGTTGATAAATGGTGCGAATTCCTTCGCCACACTTGCCATCACTTCACTCGGCGGCACGTGCTTCCCAGCACGGTCCACAAGATATGCGCCCCTATCGATGACGAGCTGTCTGAAAGACCCACTCCCGTTGGCCTTTTCATACATCTCCTTCATACCTTGGTAGTCAGCTTTCCCAAGCTCGGCTTCCAATTGGTATCCGGTAAGGTTCGCAAGCTCTTGCTGAGCCTGTGAACGATATACTTCATTTTGCTTTAAAAGTTCTTCGTTTTCAAGAGCAAGCTTCTGTTCTTTTTCCCACACAGCTTTTTGCTCAGGACTCATTTGTTGGCGGCTTAACTTTTCCTGAACAATTTTATAAAGCATCTCATCCGTGTATCCAATATTGGACAAAACCCGCTCATGATCGCCTTTTTCATACATTTCCCGCAATTTAGATACAGTTTCAACGGTTGGCTTATATTCTGACAACTCAGTCTCATACTGTTTGGACTTTTGCTTGTGTATCTCTACTGCCTCTGCGCGCTGTATTATGTCTTTTACTTTTTCAAGAGCCTGAGCATCTTTTACTAATGGTCTGAAAAACGCATCTACTTCCTTTTCTTGACCGTTAAACTTGTACTTCCAATCAGGGGTAAATACTGGCGCGGCTGCCTCTGGTGCCGCTCCTTTAGACTTAAAACTCTTGTACCCTTTGGTTGCGGTATCCTGTGATTTTGCTGATACAGGCTCCACAGCTCCGACAGGCTCACTAGGCGCCTCTGGTGTTGTCGGCTCAACTGGCGGCGCGACTTCCGGGGTTGTGATTTCGGGCGTTGTTTTTTCTTCTGTTGTTTCACTCATGAAACCTCCATGTACGACCAAGGGCGATCCCTCACCCAAGGCTATTTAAAAACTCCCTTGCCGTAGAATTACAGCTGAGAGCCTGAGGGCGGTGGAGCAGAACTTATCTCGGCTTGCGAACCTGTGGCCTCGGGTACGTCATTGCGCTCTTCAGCCATCGCAACGGCACCATCAGGCATTACACCTGCAAGCTTTTTAAACGAACCCTGGTCTTCTAACTTCTGTGCAAGCCATGAGACTGCATCGTATGGCATCCGTGCCCTACGAGTTCTCTCTGGATTGTTCGGGTCCTGCACATAGAAATCAACACCAACAAGGGCCCCCCCGTCTGGAATAAATCCAGACTGTGAACGCTGCAATGCTTGTGCTGCTTCCTCGACCATGGCCAAGTGTTCTTTTACATAAGCCTTATAATTTTCCTGAATTTGCTCATCCAACGCGTTGAAATCCGATTGCCTCATTCGATTCATCGCACGTTTCACAAGATACTCGTGCGGATCGGCTCTCGACATCATAGGCATCTGCCCACGGTCAAGTGCCAACAAATCATTGGTCGCACACTCGTCATCCAAAGTTAAATCTGAAAACGCATCTTCAACGTTCGCATACGGCATGTTGCGAATAAGCTTACCAATCATTTCTTTATCCAATTGGTTTCCAACATATTGTAAAATATTTGTTATCACCATTTGGCGGCCAATCTTAGTCTCTACATCATCGGCCTGAGCCTCAATCACTATCTCAACACTCTGGTCATGTGTATTCTTAAACTCAGCTATGTTGACAGCTTCATTTCGACCTACAGCCAAAATGAATGTGTCCTCATCATAGTAAAGTTTGGCCATCTTCAAATACACAGAACAAACTTCTTTTAAGAAGTTCTCAAATCGAGCAATGTATCTTTGAAAGCGCTTTTTCTTTGAAGCAGCCCTGTAAAGAAGGGTCTGTGGCTCCATGTTACCATCCAGGTCTTCGTCATCAACCTCTGCTAACTCATACATTTCTTTTATGTTAGCCAACATGTAATTTAAATACTGTTCACCACTGCGGCCAGGAATAACTACAGGTGCCCCCCCCGTCGTACTCATTGTACGAATACCGGGAAGTGATGCTCCAGCTGAGAGCTTCGCGCCATTCTGGAAAACCAACTTGTCATCACCAAGAGTAATTTGGGTTGTAGCCATAGCAGAAGCACATCTGTTAATTTCAGCCTGATTGGGCCTTATTGGATCAATAGACGAAAAACCCCGGCACTTGGTTTGAATGTTATCAAAACGCTCGCAAATAAGAGGGAATATCCCACCTGGTAATTCACCCTCTTTTAAAATCTTACCAGGAACCTGAATGTAGAAATAACCAAGTGGGTACTCAGGACATGGCTTAATAAACCACTCGCGCACCATACACTCTTTTGATTCACTTCTTCTGTACCCGTGAGACGCATCAAACACCAAGAAAGGCGTCTCCCCACCTTGATCAAAGTGCTTGGCACTGTCTGGAAACATTCTTTTAAGACGCTCACGCTGTACGGATTTACGAACACAAAACCAGGGGGAATCCTTAATGCTTTGAGCATCAGGACTTCTTAGAACGTTAAATGCAAAAACTTCTTCAAATCTTAGTTGCTTTGCATACCTTGGCTTCTGTGGGTCTGCCACTGGCTCGCCCATCTCATCCACTACAGGCATGCCAAAAGCATCAACAGCCTGTTCAAATCCTATAGGAGCACCAGAGTACTCGTCCAAAACAATCTTAGTCCAAACCTCACCAATACCAGTGAAATCATCTGACCATTGCATCACAACACTTGACCAACTGTTTTTTTCTTTGGCGTCCTGCCAAATGGACTCATTTATCTCAGCTGATTTTCTGTCCTGTAATTCACTCTCATGCTTTGGCCCGATAGTGACCCCAGGAGCTGAGGAACAAATAATATTACTGTAGCGACGAGCAATCTTCCCCAAGTGGTTCTTAGTAATTCTAAGCTTAACCTGTTCGTCGATATCTCTTGATTGTCTGAGACGCTCAAATCCTGAGCCTCTCTTCATGTAATGCTCGCCGCCGATTAACAGTAGCGCCGATCTCATCTTGGCGAAGTCTTGTCTGTCTGCAGACTCAGCCTCAGTGTACATTCTATCTAAATCAGCTACACCTTTTATGAGTTCACTCACAGATTACCCCTCTAATTGCATTTTTTCATACGCCAACGGATCTTCTAACAAAAGCTGGGAATCGTCTGGCTCCTCCGAACGGAACTCAACACGATTTATGCCGTCCCCATGGACCTCACTACCTTTCGGCAATTTCGGCCACTCCTTTAGAGCCATTGTATCATTACTAAAATCTACTTCAACGGCACCGCACTTTAGTTTATTGACCCTAGCCTTAGCACAAGCTGCAATCAGTTTTGCCAAACCCTCAAAATCAATTTTCTCGTCACTCATCCATAACCTCATTCCAAAATGCAATCTCATCCATGACATCGTTTTCTAGTCTCTGTAGAATAACCTCACCAGTTCTAGGGTCAACCTTCTGCCCACGCTTACTTTCCTTAACTCCCCACTGCGAATGTGATCCACCAGGAATACTCGTCCAATCCACAGGAACCGAGATGCAAGCATAGCGAAGCGCATCCGCCAAATCGTCTGCCATATAACCATCTTGCTTTGTCATCTCTGCATCCAAAGATTCCAACTCAGAAACTAATTTAAATGTTTCAAGATGCGCTGGGTCAACCGTCATACCCTCTACTGGTTCATAAAAAAGCATCGTCTCTGTTTTGAGTAGCGTATTAATAACAGTCACGCCCGCATTTCGTGCTTTGTTGGCCTTCTGAAATGGCAAGCCCATACGTGTGGCAATAGTTCCAAGGTCAGCCGCCGACCAATCGTAATAAGCCGAGACAATCTTTTCCTCGATTCCACTAGCCATCAAAATATACTGATTCACAACGTCTTGTGCTGTTGTCGATCTGTCATCACCACGCCAACATCTTGCAAGCCGAATCTTGGTCTTCTCTGGATTAACAGCTAAGAACACAATCGATGACGGATGTGCTTTCAACCCGCCTGAACCATAATCAATCCCAGCATAATATTCCCAATCAGAGGGCACCGGATGAAACGGCACCACGTGCTTTGATCTATTAAACGTCGGATACCGAAGACCCTCGTCACGCACAAATCTTCCATACACACGCCGAGCCACCTCAGCCTGCGACGTACAGTTATCAATAACCTGTTTTATTCTAGCCTCTGTCCAACGAGACGGACTACCGTCCTCGAACTTCATGCAATCAAACAAACTCACCTGTTTCACCAGAGCTTCTGTCATCTTAGTGCGGTCCTCAACTACTTGCTTCCAATATTCCTGCCCCATAGTGGCAGTAAAGCCAAACATCATGTAACCATCTGTTGCAGTTACACGCGCCTGAAGCTCGGGCAACAAATTCACTGGCAACTCCTCATCGGCTGTAACCATCCAATAAGTTCCGGCCTGCAAAAGCTCCTCACCCTGTCGGTATGTCTTAAAATAAATAGTCACACCCCTATGGTAAAAATTAATTCCCCAAATATATTTCGAAATAGTAATTGGCTTCCAACCAAGTTCCGGATCGTCCTGTGGCGGAAGTAGTGGAAACCACTTGTCGTAATACTCAGTCGTTGCAATATCCCTTGAAGGATATAAATAAACAAATTGTGTTGGCCGCTGCCCTTCCTTGTAAGCCGATGGCCACAATTCTGGCCACAACGATTCATTCGTCGCCCACTCAATGTTTTTCTTTATCATGGTACTTGATTTTCCGACCTGGTTAGCAGCTGTAAGAACAATCACCTTATTCCTAGACTCCAACAACTCTCGCTGCCACTGGTAGAACTTATGTATATGAAGATGCGGACGCCTTGCTTTTTCTGTTGCAGCCTTCTCTAGTGCTTGAAGCTTTTCAAGCTTCAACATAATGAGCTGCCTGTTTTTCTCGCTTAAATCGCGATCCATTAGTTACTATCGTCCTGGTCTTGCTCAATCACAGTCATGTTAGGACCAAGCTCTGACTCTAACTTCTTAATCTTCGCATCCAAATCCTCTATCCTCGTATGAGATCCGAGCTGCTTCATGTCTCTCTTCGTAATGTTCACATTCAACTGCCTCGTGGTTGAATCAATCTTCTGTGTCGGCATGCCGTGCTTTCTGATATCCAAAAACGCCACTGCCTTTAATATGAGTGTTGCAATTCTTTCATCAACCTCACCACTGTTGTTATATAGCGGCAAATCTATAATCTCATTTATGCGACCAAGACCGCGGGCAAGCGCTTCCTCCAGCATGTTGTCGTAACTCGCAGGCGGACAAAGTATCCACGCAAGCTTCTCTGGGTCTTGAAGCGCATCACGCACATGTATACTAGGCAGGCCATCGAGAAACGATTGCATCCCAACAACCGACATCGCAGTCAAAGACGAGCGTGCCATATCGTATTCTTTCCAAAACGCTATGCGAATCTGATTAAGTCGCACGTCAGGATTCACCTCAGCTCGCAATTCCTTCTCTGACATGTACAAATACGCCACAGGGAGCTTCTCTAGGCACCAAATCGCCTCTCTAGGCATGATATTTATGAGAGATCTGGGGTCTTCTCGGTCAAATGGCCCCCCCCTGTAATAGGGGTCTTTATCACCCTTTATAAGCGCATCAGACACTTAAACACCTCACTTGCATGCTTTCCAGGCACTCTTTTCCCACTCGTATCAAGTCTTATGTCCCAATTACGATACTGACATAGCTCTGTCTCACTTGGATGCTCAGTATTGTCTCGCCATTTCTCGGCCCGAGCCTTTCGAATCGACTCAGGACACTCCAATCTCACAAGCACACAATCATTTCTATCCCACACCTCAATCTCATTCAAATATCTGAGGTCATCCACCACAACAATTGAACGCAGCACATACATCGCACGAATAATCTCTGCCTCTACAATATTTAAAAACGTATCTTCACCATACGTCGATCGAATGTGGCCACCAAGCAACTGCATCAGCGTTCCATCGAGTGGCTTCGGATCTATTCCACATTTTTTCAATACTTCCTTCACTGAATCATGAAGTAAATAAATTGGCGCTGCAAACTTCGTCAGCACAGGATGATAAAGCTTCGCCAACAAAAGCAACTTCAAATCATTTGCAAGAGTCGTCTTGCCACTTCCTTGACATCCACTTATTAAAATTACTCGGCGCATGGAATCCCTCCCCGTGCGATAGACATGTTACAATCTAGTACTATGGCAGAGATTCGTAAACACTACCCCCCCCCAGAGGTGAAAACGGAAGAACCCAAACCCGTTATTCCAGAATATGTGTTTCGATTCCCCACACCAGAAGAGGCAAGAAATAATACCATCAAACTGGTGCAAGAAATCAACAAACTTATTAACCAAGCACTGGAATCATACACCTATATCTCATACTACTACCTGTACACTGAAGTTTTCACGGCCATGAAAGACAAAGCAATGACCGTGTGCGGAGGCAATGCCGCTCGCGCAGCTCGTATGCTTGGAATTAAAGGAACTACTTTTCGGGAAGCACTTCGGGCGAAGGTTCGTCCGAAGCCTTCACAACCTGAGGCGGAACCTTAGAATCCAAGGTCCTTGTCATAACCTCACACGTCACCTTCGCTAAATCACGAATCTTCTCTGGGTCCTTCTCGTCTGCCAAACCCTTCAACGCATCAAAAGCTATCTGAAGAACAGATACAAGAACTGCATTCTTCTCTACCTGCTCTTTAAATAAATATGGATACACACCGGCCTCAGGAGACTGCATCTGCTTCTTCCAATCCATTATCAACCCTTCTTCTTCGCAGCTTGCTTCTTAATACTATAAGCAATCGCAAGAGTCTGTTTCATTGGACGCCCTTCTGACACAAGCTTCTTAATGTTAGCCTCAAACGTCTTCTTACTTGTTCCTTTTTTTAACGGCATCTTTCTTTCCCTTTTTCTTTGATTTCTTTGACTTCTTCAATTCCTCAGCCACAGCCAACTTGCGCTGCTTTTCCATTTCCAAGGAACACATCTCGAAATCTGTTATAGGCTCTTTCCCGCCAAGCATACACTGTATACAAGTGGACCGAGCCTTCCCATTCGGGGGTAAATCATAGCGACAGAATATGTACTTACCTGGTGGCCACGCTAGGCTGATTCTAGTTAATAATGCAGCCTCAGTCTCGTGCTCTATCTTCCACAGAGCCGCCTTTGATTCCTCAGCTAACTTCTTTTCTCTCTGCGAGGCGAAATAACTGCGCACACTAATGCCAACAAAAAACATCAATATCGCAAACAAACCCATCGCCCAATATCTAGTAAATGGATTCGCCTTACTCATGTGAGCTAAAGTTTAACACAAACCTTGTCGAAGGCTACATGTTCCTTCCTAAAGACTGCGGGGGGCCCCCATTAATAGTCAGATGCAGGGGTCTCCCGCAGTTCGTTTGAAACCTCAACATCCCTAGTTCTCCTTCGAGATGCCAAATGAGCCCTACTGTAAGCCGAAACATCCACCATCTGTGGACGCTTCCTGCGCTCCAACAAATATGTGCACGCCTCACCACGCGGTGACGGATCTATCCACGATTGACACCTCGGATCTGGCATAGACACGTAACGTATGCACTTGTGCCTCACACTACAGTCCCTACCATCACACTTCGAATAATCACTCACTTGAATTCTTTCCACATAAAGTAAAATATAGCCATCACTCCGGCCACACACAATACTTGCAATGGGTCCATAACAACTACTTACCCTTAGGTTTCTTAACTGCTTTTACTTTTTTCTTTGATGCCATCTTAAATGCCCTCCCCACAAAACAATATAAACACTTAATTACAAAAACTCAAATGCAAGGCCACGCGCATGAAGGCACTAGCTAAAATCATTCCGACTCCGAACGTAAATCCCATTACTACTGATTTTCCAAATTCCATATTCATTTCTCCCCCTCATTCTTTTTCCTTGCTTCTAAATATTGTTTAAGATGTTGCCCACGGATAGCAATGTATTCACCTTCACCATTAATATACACTGATGCGGCGTTGAATAAGCCCCTCGCAGCGAGCAGCTCTTCGGCCATGGCTTTGACTGTGGTGGGGTTGGCCGCGGTATAGAATCTATCGGATGCAACCCCAAGTAGAGACTTATCAAACGCTATCTCTGGAGACTTCGACGCCAGTTCAATGAGCTTTGAGAGTTCGTCGTCTGAGAGGGTCATTTCGACCTCCAAAATACTTTGCCACATGTTTTACAATGCATGTACTTATTATCGCCTTCTTCAAATTGACCCGATGGTAACTGCTTTAGCCTTGCAATGGTAACTACTACGTGGCTGTCGTTAAACACGACATGAAAAAAGCCAACGACTAAGGCCCATAGATACCTCACTCAATCCCCAGCTTTTCTTTGAGCCACTGATAACATGCTTGCACACCCTTGGAATATTCAGGCCTAAGAGCATTTGCACAGTAGTTGTTTAAATCCTGCTCAGAAGGCCACTTAGCCGCGATGTCCTCTGTGGCTCTAAGCTCCATGGCTTTGCGGAAGCCCTCTCGGAATGCATGCTTCCACTCGCTTAAATAAGAAGACGTTATGTCTCTGCTTTGAGTTGCTGCCCACTGCTCAGCCAATATTTCATAGGCCTCCTCGCTCACGAGTTGGGTCTTGGATTCTTCGCGGAGGGCTTCTGATATTTCATTCACAAGCTTGCCCTGAAGAAGAGTCCAATCGGCTATGACTGGCCAGTGGCAAGCCTCTATAATTCTATGTGCCTTCTCTTCAAATCTGTCGGGCTTCTTATCGTCACTCATTTCATTTTCCATGCTGAATACATCTTCGTGGGCATTAGAAGCTTTATGTCAACTTGATCGCCCTCTTTAGAATAGAATCTTAAATTAAAAATTGGCGTCTCTTCATACTTTGTAGCTTCCAACAAGTCGGGTCTTCGCATATACAGATAATCTTTTATCGATTGAATTATATCTTCTTCATGACAGGTCATTTTACTATCGTCACTCATCTACTTCACCGTCGAGCCATGGGGCTCTTCTTTCGCAGCGGCCTTCGTGGTCTTCAAAACCAACTGCGTATTTTGGACCCATCACCCCATCGCCAACAGACACCAAATACGCAAACATCTTTGTCTTAGGCTTTTTATAATGCGGATTGATTATCTTAACAGTCTTCACACCATCCACGGCCAAATATGAAAGCTCCACAGTTTCTTGACTTGCCCGTGCAGATAAATACTCGTTCAACATCCTCGATAAATCATTTGCTAGCTGGATTGGCTCGTTTGTATAATCGCTCATCCCTTTAACTCATCATACTTAGCTTGCAATTCATCTTGCTGCTCTGTTGTTAGAAACTTCCTATCCTTCAACCCACCTTCCATGTTGTCTATGCAGTGAATGAAAAACGCTGGGTTCTTATCTGCCCACATCAACATCATACTCATATACACATCAACCATCTTGTCTGTATCTCTCATTATTCCCATAAAACCTCCCACAATCATTTTATTTTTTCCCCGTTAACCTGTCCCAATATGGCCTTAGTTCCTCTTCCATTTTTCTGTCATCTGCACGGCTCTTCAATATAAAAGCTACAAAAACACAGAGACCGAGAACCACTATTACAATTTGCCAGCACATACCCACTCCTTCAAAAGAACACTGGGATCCGTACAACAATCAGTAGAGCTATAAACCTGAACCGTCATTGTAAGGCTTTGGACCCCAGTGCTCATTTCAACTTCCTTCACATCTCCCCAACCACAGCATCACCCATCACAGCTCGCTTCTTCCGCTCCCACTCATCCTCCTCAGTCTCAGGCCCCGGATCACACTTGTACGGCACTGCCCTACATAACTCCTGCTCCGTCATACACCTACAGTACCCATCCGCACATGTCCAACGACAAAGTTCCTTGTTAAACGCGCAACTCGTGAGTGCCGCGGGGGAGACAAGTGCTGACAATGCCAGCAACGAAACTCGCGAGGGCCCCCCCCTCCTTTTAATTTCAGGAAACCTCAAACCCGTTATACACACCACTGACGGCGTCTTGTACTTCTCTTGCGCCCGTCTAATCCGGTATTGCCGTATGCCGTGAATCACAAGCCCCACCAAACACAGCAATACCAACAAGACCATATACGGAATTAATAACAACATACTCTGGTGCTCCTTCTATCTACCAACAGTATAAACCATGTGTCGGCCGGAAGCGTAACCACAGGCCCTCTTGCAACTATCGCCGTCACATCAATCGCTACTGTCGTAATCCGAGGCTATCTTCTGTAACGTGTTGTCATCTCGCACCCGATACACCCCCGAACCCCACACACACCGCGGCTCCTCGTCAAATACCTCAAAACACTCAGGGCCATTCGGCTCTACCATCCAGCGGTGTTTAATTGGATTAGACGGGGTCCCCTGGTACAGCCGTATAAATTCACCTGGACGGAAACCTACAAGGTGTAACGACTGGTTGCGCTTCAGAATCTTGCGGGGTTTTTTCATAAATGGCCAAGCAATGTCAGCTCTTCCCCTGGAAACGCACGGTTGTGTTGGTAAGAAACTGAAGCCCAAGGTTCATTATACAGCGCACTTGGATCCCAATATGTTTCACATATCCATGTTTGTGGGGCCTTAATCCAAATTTCCAAATCACATTGGTGGTTCATGAACACGTATTCAATAATACGGCCATCTGACCCTCGTGCTGGTAAATCGTCGTATTTTTTCTTCACCTTGAACTTTGTCTAAAGCTTGAAAAAAACTCTGTCAAAAAAACTCAGGTGGGATTCGCATATAAATTATAATAATGCGCGGACCCCCACCCCCCCCTAACAATCAAGCTAGCGTCTAAGTACCTGTAGGCTGGTGCAAGTGGCTGAATACAGGTGGCGACACAGGCGGCGGCGCGCCGGGTACATCATAAGCGGCGATGGATGCATCCGTATTGATTAGCTAATTTAGGTTTTGGAAAATCACCTTTTGCTTTTGGCTTTTTTAGCTGTTGAACATTTAGTTATGCATACAAGTTCTACACCAATCTAATGCACTGTATTTCTTAGCGATTCATTTTTTCTTAACATTTTATGTATACAAGTTCGCCGGTTTTATAAATACCCGGCGCTGTAAGCTGTTGGAATTGAATTAAATTCGTGTTGGCATGCCAGTTGCATCTTACAAGGTATGACACTGCAGACAAAACAAAGAATAGAACGTCAAGCAACTTTGACGATTATTATTAACAACATTGCAGCAATTGCAATGGCGGCAATCGTAGTGATTGCTGCAATACTTAACTAAGGGGACAATGTGAATATATTAAAAGACGCACACAACAGATTAGTCAACAGTTTCGCTGCAAGGCACGGTACTAAGACGCATAAGACGGTACGAAGTTATCATGGTGTTTTTTGCCCATACATTATGCGTAAAGACAGAATCGAAATTGTGTCAATAAAAGACTTGGGCAAGGCTATGAGTTTCAGAATAATTGAATTCGCACCTATTGCCCGAGACTCTTCTGAATACGGTTTGAGTGACCCCTTTGCGTGGATGGATCGCAAGTATGGTGTTTCCAAAGCAGCCTTGCAGCAACTAACAATGCTTGTGGAACCAGTTAAGATTTTAATTAAGACACACTCCGATCTAATTGCTTGTGAAGAGTATAGGGCAATTTTAAAAGAATTGGTTTCCAAAGGACATGACGTTGAGATTCAACTTATGACCGCGTGGGGCCTCAATACAGAAGACGCTCGAATACTGCTTCCAGCAGCGCCCTCTGAAAAACGTCTTAACAATGCGTTTGAATATTTAAAAGCAGACGGCCTCAATGTTTCCAGAGTGTCACTTAGCGGAAAGGCGGCCTAACATGACAAAACCAGACTTGGTTTCCCAATGTATTGAACTACTCCGAAACAACGAGAAGTTTATTAAAGCAGATATCCTAGGAATCAAAGACTCATTCAAGGGTCTAATTGACTTCAGACTAGGTATTGACCTCTCTGAATCAGGCATGAGTGTCGAAGATTATAAAACAACAACAGGGGATCTGCCTTTTGAAAGTGATTTAAAAGCACACGTGATTATAGACACCCGTAATTTGCCAAAGGAATTAGACACCTACTTCGAAGACCTTGTGAATCAAATATGTGACGAGGCGGCATTATGACAATCGAAAAACTCCACGCCCTTGCAACAAAGCTAGATGCAATAGGGGCCGACTACCTAGCACAAGTTGTGCGGAAGTTAATTAAAGAAAAAATAGACGTTGAAGAATTAGAGGCAAAATTGATCCACATGGGGTTCAGAGAGTTAACAAAGGAGTAACAAAATGAGAAAGAAAAACAAGAATCGTGATTTTTCCAAATTAGTAAAATATGTCGATGCATTTGCATACGCAATGGAGATGCAATTTATGGATATTAAAAATTGGGATGGCAACCTTATAGAGGCATTCGGGGCCATAACGGCATTGAAGTTCCTGCTAGAATCACAAGGTAAAACTAAAACTATACAAATAATTAAGATATTCATGCAAGAAAAGGGGTAGGAACATGAAAATACTTATAGCATCACTCATATTAATATCAGCATGCAGCTCTACTAATCCAAGAGAAATACAATTCAGTGAAGAGGCAGTGAAACAAGTCAATGCAGTACCCTCAACCGATATAGCAAAATGTCAAATAACTTGTTTTAGAAGTGCTCATAAAGGAATCAGCAATGTATCTGCGGTACAGTTGTTTAACTATTTAGACCTCTCGAAATTCACTACTGAATTGCAGAATTGTAACTTCGGTTGTTTCAGAATCCGAAACGAATGGGATGATTTGCAAAACCAATTAACAAAGGCGGCGTCTAATTAACTACCTCGCGCGCGTTTATATGCGAGAGTCTTGTTTTGAAAAAGGAGATTTATGGAAACTATATTTGGATTCTTCAAAAAGTTCATAATCTTGTTAGTTGTTTACGGAGCTGTATCAATGACTCACCTCCAATGGACTCACCATAAACAATCCAAGGCAGACGGTTTAGAAAAGTGCCAACCAGTATGTCGAACCAATCCGGTCCTGTCTTACAAAGACGGGGTCTGTTCTTGTGACCTGAAAGTTCAAAACTTCAAAATTAATTAGCCCCCCCCCTACTATTTAGAAAGGACCGACCATGACCCCCATTTCCCCAAATCAAGCAAAAGCCCTTTTAAACACCCTCGCGCATATTGATATGCGAAGGACAGAAGATGCTTTGGTTTTAGAAACCTTAATTAGGACTGGGGTTAGATCAATTGAGGCAGTTCAAATGACGGCTAATGATTTAGACCCAGAAACAGGGACCCTACAGGTTCATGCAGCTAAAGGCTCAAAGGACCATTTAGTTCCATTGCCCCAGACCTTTGCTAAACGGCTCCACGCTCATTTAACCAAGTACGGGACCCTCATAGGTTACTACACAGCCACCAAGTCACTGGAAGACCGGACACGCCGTTTAAGAGATATCTTTGCCAGAAACAGGAGCCTTTTCCCTCCAAACACCTCGCTGCATTCCCTCCGCGCCGCATTCGCCATACTTATCTACACCAAGACCCGGGACATCATGTTAACCAAAGACATGCTAGGACACCGCAGCTTAAACTCGACGGATGCCTACGTTCAGATAGTTCGCACGTTCGCACGGCGAAAGGACATCCTAAAAAGTTTTAAGTAACCCCCCTACCGTTGTACAGAAACTCAAAAGTTATCCACATTTTTACGTAAACCTACGTAAACCTACGTAATTTTCAAGTAACTAAACTATTGTTATTATTATTATATATATATATTTACGTATATTCGTAGATATATATAGTTATAAAACCATATACGGAAACGGGGGAATGTTCTTTTATATAGGCGGAACGTACGAATCTACGAAAAATGAAGAAAAACTAATAAATACAGTAACATGCTTTCGTTTCAAATGGCTGTATTGGCATTATAAGCCACAACCACGGCAAAAAACGTCTACGCTACTTCCAAACGTAGTGAGTTTTCCCACCAACGCCGTGCACAATATGGCCGTCATCGAGCAATTCCTTTAGATGCTCCGCAACAACCCGCATCGGCGGTTCTTTCCCAGTCAAAGCCTTCAAATGAGCACTAATACGTTTCTTTAAATTTGAGCGTTCTTCACGATTGCTCTTGCCCTTGGCCCGAAGCCTTAGTCTTTCAACTAAACGTTCCTGAAGGCTTGCCTCCCGATCTTTCATATAACGAACCACAGAACCCTGAGACAGGGTCATGACCTCAACGGCCCATTTGGCACCTTCCATAGTAATTCGCCCAATCGCACCGCATCCTACGTACCAGCAAGCCAATAAACGGCATATATTCTCTATCCGCCTTGTTAAAAGAACTGATTGAGGATGTTGGTCCCCATCGCTAACAGTAGCGTCTAGCTCGGCCCTAACACGTAATACGTCTTTAGCGTGTTGGTTTAAGAATTGTCTGGCATCGTGGTCTATTTTGAGTGCAGTTGGCACAATGGCAGTCATCCAGTTGTCTTGGGTCAGGCTAAAACTTTGGTTTTCAAGTACAGGTGGACGACATAGACTCGAAGTAACCGCATCAATGATTTCTGGTGAGAAGTCGGATTCGGTATCGTCTAAGTTGATCTGTGCATCGTCTTTAAAGAAATCAGTTCTTGGGTCATTGGTTCTTGTTTCTATGAAGAACATGGCTCTACTTACTAAACCCTTTTCCCAAGCGGCTTGATTGCCAACAAGAGCCTGCAGCCCCCGTGGTGTTGTAGAGCCCAGCCATACCAGATGTGGATTTTTAATTGGTGTGATACGTTTTGTTTTGTCTGTGACAGCATTTTCGCCGATTTCTGACCTTCCGGCTGACCACAATCGGCACAGGTGTTCTACGGTTATCTTATGTGGACTGTTGAGATTGAAATCGAGTTGTTCAAACAGACCTGACACCTCGTCTTGTACATCAACCCTGACTCGTTTGACGTTTCTATTCAGCCCCAACAGTACGCCCTTAGATGAGTCATACATGTCATAGCCGATGTATTTGTTACCTTCTGCAGAAACCTTAGAAAGCAGCCGTTTCACAGCTCTTTGGGGAGCATCTTTGCCAAAGCCAGTGGGAGCTATGTTCATTATGAAGAGATTGGGAGCTGCTTTATGGAATGAATACGCATTTGAAGCACAGGCTGATAATACGGCGAGCCCTGAACCTAGAGTTAGAGCCGGTGAGTAGTTTTCAGATTCGTTTACGAGGTAAGTGCTCCAAGCATCTAGAAATGGTACTTGGCCTAGCAGGTGTTGGTAACGCTCAACGGTAGGCATTTCAAAAAAACCATCTCTCATCAGGTTTTGAGCATCAAGACCGATATCTGGTTCAACAACATTCTGTATAATTTCGATTTTATACTCAGGCTTCATGTCTCCGTTGGAAGTCGAGCGGACTCTGGCACGTTCGACGAACTTCACTGCACGTTCAAATACACTCAGCTTTCCGCCGTCTTTATGTTCGCCATTGTCGGCAAACCAGGCATCCTTGCCGTACATTTTCTCATCTAGCTCTACGAGTTTCCTGGCTACATCCTCAACGGATTCACCATTGAGTTGCATGTTGCAGCACATGGCATAGGCAGAAGCAGTGAGATAGTTGTTGCGGCCACCACGCCCCATGATTGGTGATTCGGAGCCAAGCATTCCACCCACACCTGCGACACCATTCCCGTTACCAGCACCGCTACCATTCCCAGTACCAGTACCAGTAGCACCAGATTTCATGGTGCGAAATATCTTACGAGCCTTGCAGAGGTTGGCTAGTTTTTCGAATGTGGCGTTGGGGTCTTTTAGTTCTGTGAGTTCATCAACGGCTTCAAGTTCACTGCACTGAAACGTGTAGGGTTCTTTAGTATCAGGATGCACACTGGGTGGCATTACAGATTGAGCACCAATACCGAGCAGCTCTACAGGGTAGAGTTTGTCTCGCTTAGTGTTTACGGCAACAGAAGTTTTATAGAAAGCAGTGAGACCTGTTTTGCCACGTTTCACGACTTTCGATTCTGGAAGTTCATTGAGAAGCCACTCATCATCGGTGTCGATATCAAGAGCTACAAGACCGCGACCTAGCACCACACCAAGACCTGTTGATTTAATGGTTAGTGAAGTCATGGCTTCGACTTCTTTGGCAGTTTGAGGATTTACAGAGAACCAAGGCCAATCTTTTACTGCAGGAACTTTGCCGTTTACTGGAATTACAGAGTAGCCCAACTCGTGGTATTTCATGGCGAAGTCACTAAAAATTGATGACACTCTTGCGGTCCTCCGAATCCCTTGGTAAGTCCTTTACATGCAGAAAAACAAAAATAACTTTAAAAATAGGAAATTCATATCCTACTGTAGAAAAAATTTTATATCTCTGGGACACGCTGGCAAAGTGTTCGGAATCAGTCCGCAATCACTAAGTCAATACATTCACGGTGAATATACTCCCAGATATCAAAGAGTAATGAGTATTGAGAAAATTACAAAGGGCGCTGTGCCAGCAAGTTCATGGGTGCACTATGAAAATAAATAACACCAAGGATATCCAATACAAACCGTCATACGTTTGTGTTTACGGATGTTCAGGAATTGGTAAGACAAGCTTAGCCAAGACGCTGCCACCTACAAGAACTTTGATAGTAGATGCAGAGTCAGGACTTGCCTCACTTGCATCAACAGATGCAAAGCATGGTATAGATAACATCTCGCTTTCAAAAGATGACAACGGGAAATCGTTGAAAGAAGAAGACCGTTATCAAAGATTTAAAGAGTTCATGCAGCTCATCCAACAGCCAGAGATGAAAAAGAAATATGATTACATCTTTATAGATTCGCTCACTGAGATTGGACAGAACATACAGAAGCACATGGCCTCAATTCACGAGGGCTTTAAGTTATGGGGAGAGTACACCTCTGCGATGATGAGTATGGTGAAGTTCTTTCGTGACCTTGATCACTACACGATTATTTTCGTGGCACTAGAAGGGCGCATTGAAGATGATTCTGGTAATTCCTCAGCGTATCCTGATATCGGCGGGAAGAAGGCAAAGGAATATTTGCTCCCAGCATTTGATGAATGTTTCAGGATGATAGTGGATGGCGACAAGAACAGATGGCTTGTCACTCAGAGTACAGCGAAGACACAAGCGAAAGACAGAAGCGGCAAGCTGAGTGAACTTGAAGCTCCGCACTTGGGGAATATATTGGCTAAAATACGAGGAGAAAAAACCACATGAGTAATTATAACTTTGACTACACAAAAGACACAGAAACCAAGGGTGATATTGCACCATTAGCAGACGGCATATACGACGGCACCATAGAGAAGACAGAAATGAAGACGCCCAAAACAGGTGGAGCTCCATATATCAATTGCCAGATTCGTCTTGCGAACAATCGAGTATTGTTTGAGCGCATTGCACTTAACTCTACGAACCCACAAGCAAAGGAAGTGGCTGAAAAAAAGCTAAAGAACATTGTTGTGAATGCAATAGCAAAGACAGCGGAAAAAAAAACAAGTTTTACCTCCCTCGAAGACATTGCTTCCTACTTACATGGCTTACCAGTTAAAATTAAATACCAATACAAAGGAAAAAACGACAAGGGCTACGACCAAGAGCAGTTGTGGTATCAGCCAGTGGATGATGCAGTTAGAAGTACCGGCACACCTGCCACAGCCAAAACTAAGGGACCTAGTTACTAATTACAGTCATCGTAGCAACAAGTGAAAGCCCGTGATTACCAACTAGAAGCAGTCGCAGCTGTTCGTAAGTATTTTAGAGACGGTAATTACTATGCACTTATTCAGGCCCCAACAGGTAGCGGCAAGTCTTTTATAGCAGTCGAATTCATTCGGCAAATGCTGGAGACTTATTCAAAGTACCGAGTTTGCATTATTATTCCGAAACTCGCTATTATTGAGTCGTTTGTAAAAACTCTCACCACAGTTGTTCCACACATTACAGTAACGGTTGCTGCCACGAGTTCACACGGCAAGAACTTAGACGGGCAAATTGTGGTGGGGAGTTATCAGACCCTTTATCGAAGCAAGCAATTACCTATCTTTGACCTTGTTATCTGTGATGAGGCACATCGAATAAATGAGAGAGATGAAAATAGCCAGTACTACTATCTCTTGAAGACTATCATGGCCAGTGGCTACACCAGGTGCCTTGCTCTTACAGCGACACCCTTCAGAGACGTTGGCTATATCTATGGGCCGGGTAAACTTTTTAAAGAACTCGTGTTCAAGCGTGATTTACTTTGGACAACTGAGATGGGCTTTACGGTTAAAGCTACTCTTTGGTCAAGCAGGGAGCACTCGTTTGATACGACAAAACTCACAGTTGACAACACCGGCGAATACTCGACGTCTGAGTTAACAGAACTTACTGCTAACGAGGAAAAAGCAAGAGCACAGGTTAGTGATATTATATTCTGCACTACTTCTAGAAAAAAGATTGCCATAGCCTGTGCAAACATTAAGCACGCTGAGCTTATAAAGAAACTCCTAGACGAGCACAACGAAGGTAAAACAGAAATTGTGCATTCTAACCAGGACTGGGAAGAACGTGAGATTTCTCTTGGGGCATTTGTCACAGACCCAGAAGTACGGTTTTTAGTTTTTATTTCTATTGTGGCGGAAGGGTTCGATTGCTTGGACCGCGAAACAGAAATTCTTACGCCAAATGGATGGGTTGGGCTCGACACCATTGGCGCAGAAAAAGAATGCTACTCAGTAAATCCAAAAACTAGAGCATTAGAAATTGTGCCAATAGAAAGAAGTTTTTCTAGACTGGCTATAGAGAAGATGGTTACTATCAAAAGCCAGCATCAGGATATAAGAGTCACTGAGAATCATAATTTTGCTTTTACAAGAACCCACGGTCGAAATAGGGAGCTCCTTAATGGCCTTATGCTCGCCCCAGTGTCCAGACTTCCAGCAAGGCCTGTTTTTTTTCTAAACGGTGTTCCGCCCGTTACCCAGAACGGCTGTGGCTTGGGCCCAATCAACGCATGGGTCCTAGGTATGGTATGGACTGATGGGTGGAGTAACGGAGATACAATACAAATTTTTCAATGTAAGCCGCATACTGTAAAAAAGATAAGACAGAAACTAAAGCAATCTAGCTTTGATTTTACTGAGTGCATAAAAGATGTCACATCCAATTGGAAACAAAACTATAAAAAACTACATACCTTTAATATCCCTAAGGGTACTGGCAACGGTTCAAGGAAGCGTCGCGGTTTCTTAAATTTGTTTGGCCCTAGTCCGAAACATCCTAATAAAAAATTACTCAACATGTCACGAGAGGAGTTTCTTTCTTTCTGGGAGGGCATGCAAGACGGTAATGGTAGTCATGGAGGGAGAGAAAATGTACGCGTAACTTTGTGCAACAAAGCACAGGTTGATTTTGTTATGCATTTAGCTACAAAGCTTGGGTTCAGTTCCATGTATGGGTCTTATAAAACGAAGAACGATGTCGATGTTTATAATTTGAGTGTAAGGAAAAAAATCACACACGGGCTGGCACTGCAAGACAAACGCGGGGCTGTGGTAAAAATCACGAAGCCCGAGAATGGCGAGAGGGTTTGGTGCGTTTCAAACAAAAACGGAACCGTCATCTCTAGGCGAAATGGCAAAATTGTTGTTATTGGTAATTGCCCACAAATAGATACCATTGTTCTTCTTCGCCCCACAAGACGAGCAAATCTTTTCATTCAAATTGTTGGTCGAGCCTTACGGCCATTTCCAGGCAAACAAGACGCACTTGTTCTTGATTATGGAAACGTCATTAAGAACTGCGGGCCACTAAACGCACCGTTTGTAAACACCAAGGGAGGCAAACGTGGTTTGGAAGATGCACAGGCATTATCCGACGTAGCGGTAGTGCAGTGTCTTACTTGTGGCGCGTTTTTTTTTCCTATTAAAAAAGACTTAAAAGAAGGAGTTAATCCTCAGTGCCCACACTGCTTGTCTTTTCACACACAAAAAGCAATTGATCCAAGCAAAAGACTAGAGAAAAAAACTGCGACTGATGTTGCGTTATATGGCGATATAGTAAAAAAGAAAAAACGCGTTTCACGTGAAACAATGGATCTCACACTAACACACGTAAACTATTTACCCCTTGGATACGACGCCATGGAAAAGAGTAAAAGAAAGTTGATATCTTTTTACTTCAAGGAATTCCCAAGGCGTGAATTTAAAATCTTGTTTGTAAATCCATTGTTCAGGGGCGATGTTGATTTAGACAAGTGGCAGCTTGATAAGTGTGCAGAGCTTGAACCAGGCTTACAAAAACTTATGTCAGATGTGGTCGGGGATAAGTTTGATTTATACAGCATACGTTCTAAGGAGCATCTAATACCTGCAAAAGAAATTGTTATGACGGCGAGTATTCAGTCAGAACCCGGTCCTCCCGATTGGCTTACATACAAGAGTCACAAGGTCATACTTAGAGCAACACCCAAAGCAACACCTGAACCAGTGGCAGATGATGCACCTTTCTTTGGTGAGGAACTGAGCTTGTTTGATGACACTCTGCCAGTCGGCTATATTACGAGCAATGGGGAAGACGCGTGAGCTGGAAATTGAGCAGCAATGTTTAATGTGGCTGAACACGAGCGGTTACTTCGCCTTCAAGTTAAAGAACGTTGGCCTCTATGACGAGCGGTCTCAGTCATTTCGCCGCTTGGGTCGTTTTGAAGTTAGAGGGCTACCTGATGCCTGTGCTTTTCTTCCTAGCGGTCGTTGCTGTTGGATTGAATTTAAATCTGCTACAGGTGTGCAGTCACAATATCAAAAGTTATTTCAGAACCAAGTTGAGAAATATCAAGGGCTTTATATTGTTGTGAGAAGTGTAACGGATTTAAGAACTCAGTTACAGAAAATAGAGGGGCATTGAAATGGCAGAGTCGTCATTTAAAAAATCAGATGAGTGGCTAGAGCGACGTACTAAATCCATTGGCGGCTCAGACATTGCGGCTATTATGGGAAGAAGTCCTTACAAGACGGCATACCAGTTGTTCTTGGAAAAAACAAAGAAAGTAATCCCACCTGATATCTCATCCCTCCCTCACATCGTAAGGGGGCATTTGTCGGAAGAAATTGCAAGAGATCGCATAGAGCGAGAAACTCTTACAGCCTACAGGCCGAAATTCTGGGAGCACCCAGAGTACAGCTACATGACGGCATCAGACGACGGCTATTCGGTTGAGCAGAACTGCACGCTTGAAATCAAGGCGATGGGAAAAGACAACCACGAAGCGGCCCGCAAAGGAGTTATACCTGCCATGTATTTGGACCAGGTACAGTGGGGCCTTATGGTTTCAAGCTGCACCAAGTGCATCTTCATTTCCTACCGTGTTGAAGACGACGACATGGTGACGCTTGATGTGTTTCCAGACAAGAAACACCAAGACGAACTTGTGGCCGCAGCCCAGAACTTCTGGCTAAACCATGTGCTAAAAGACAAGCCACCAGAGCTGCAAGACGGTGATTACATGGAGCTAGAGGATGCGAATCTCTGCGATTTGGTTGAGAAGTATAAAACACTCCACGGCCAGGTTAAGACTTTGGAAGCCAGACTAGAGGAGCTTACCCTGCAGCTGAAACCATATACAGCCGCACAAAGGGCCGTGAAGTGTAACGGCGTGAAATTACTACGAAGCGAGCGGCAAGGCACTATAGACTATAAGAAATTTCTTGCCGATCAGCATATTCCTAATAATGAGATTGAAAAGTATCGCAAGAAACCTACTGAATCCTTTAGGGTATTTTTACCGGCTCTAGATTTAACCAAGATTTAACAGACAAGTACACGGCCCGTTTGCCAGACTATAGATATGAGAAAAATCATACTAGGAATCTTCATGATGGGTGGCTTTTTGTGGGCAGAAAAGAACAGTTATATAAATGTTCTAGATCCAGCCATTGGATTAACAACTGATTTTGTTATCTGTGTGGGGTCAGTCGGTGAGGTATGTACCTTGGAGGGGTTTCGCTATGTTCCGGGAAGTCGGTAGCTTATTTCTTCTTAGGGAAATCGCTTTCGCCTTTTTTGATTCTATCTATTGAGTCACCAATGTCTTTTCGTAGGTTCATGATGTTGGACCATGTGGAGTCTGCCTTGCCAGATGCACCTCTGGCCATAGCAGTAAGCTCATCTGTTTCCTCGTCTGACATTCTTTCTTTTTTCTTTAAATCTTTATAAGCATTGGCCATATCATGTTAGTGTACTTTCGCCCCACTTGCTTTTCAAGTATCATAATTTGATGGTCGAGAAATACACAGCCCTACTAAAGGCTTGCACAAGTCTAGACCAACTCTTCACTCTTGCCTCACGAATTGCAGATGAGTTCAAATCACAGGACGATGTACTGGCTTATTTTGAAACTATTTGTGTAGAGCAGTTGTATGCTATTGAAGCAAGAGCCGATGCAGCCGGATACCAAATGCTCACTGTAAAGCCTGAGGCTTAGTACTTAGGCTTTTCTTTCATGTCACGATAGACGTTCATGGGCTTTTTTTTTGGTTGTGGGAGACGGTCGTTTAACATGTTTCCAAATGTTCTAACGGTTGCCATAGCGTTTTTTTAACTCCTCATATACATCACCCGAAACCATTGCAGGGGCTGCCTGACTTGTAAGAGCTTGGGCTGCATTGCCCACTCCTGAGCTAAGATTGTATAATTGTTTTGCTGCTATTTGTGGAGCGTAGTCATCAAGAGCTTTTACACCAATGGCTTTTATGATTCCTGTGATTGGATCGCTTGATGTCATAGCGGCGACACGAGATGTAACACCGAACATGTTACGGGCTCTCTCTAGCCCGAGTTCTCTATTTACAGCTTTTTTCATTGTTGAATAAATGTTGTAGTCATTTTTAGATGCTGCAATTTTAGAGGCCATTTCTGGGCGGCCGGTATAGTTCGCCACCCCTTCGGCAACGTCAGTTACGCCTTGACGAAGTAGGTCCCACTTTTCAAGAGCTACTTGTTCTGCAGGTGTGAGAGACTGAACGCCTTCGCGTTTTAATTTCGGCCAGTTGATTTTCTTGCCAAGCCTGGCAACGGTGTCTTGCGTGGTTTTAATGTCCATTTTAGGACGACCGCCACCTGATTCTAAAAAGTATTCAATCTCTTTAGCTGCAGCTCGATTTACCTCTGGGCTTCCAGCCTCAGAGGTATCAATGAGTCTTGCTGATAGTTCGTCAGCTATAGTTTTTTTATCTACACCAACACTAAAGCCTTCTTTTTCAAGGGCCTTAGCTGATTCTGCAACTTCACTTACGGCTTCGTCTAATTGATTGCCCGCTTTTTTCAAGTTGCTATAAATACGCTCTTGGATTTTTTCATTCCCACGTGGAACGTTTTTAATGATTCCACCAGAGAGTGCTTTGCCGCCAACCTTTTGTATCTCTTCTTTTGTAATGCCTTGCAGTTCAGATGGTCTTAGTCTTCCAAGTGATTTAAAAGCTCTTTCGGCTGCGGCTTCTTTTATTTTATTCCCAACAGCTCCAATAACTTTTCCGCCACCATAGGCAACTGGTGCAAGTAGCGTCCCAGTGACTGCACCGATCGCTGCTTGTTTGGCAGCCTCAATTGGTTTCACGGGTTGAATCTCACCGATGTCAGAGCCAGGGTCTTGAATGAGTCCCATAGCTGCCCCAACTTTAGGCGCTTGAATCACAGCCTGTTTAAGTGTTTGTGGTACGGCAAGTCCTGCACGAGCAAGGCCAGCACCTCCGGCAACAATGCCAGCAACATTTCCTGCCATGGAAGCTTTAGGATTTTGCTTCTCGTACTCCTTTAGCTGTTGTTCTAGTAAATCACGGCGCTGAACATAGGAGTCAGGTCCTGCATACTCAGCCAATTTCTTACGCTGTTCATCACTAAAGATAGAGCCAATGGCTGTGGTTAGCGGAGCATTTAAAATGCCCCGTACTTTGGCTGGAAGAGCTGATTGTAGACCGGCTGTTATTTCAGCGCCATGTCCAGCCGTTGCCATGTCGAGAGCTTTCTCGGCGAAAGCTCCACCCATGCCGTAATCATCAACATTTGTAGCGGCCTTAGCTTGAAGTGCTTGGATATTCTTAATTCTTTGTATCCGCTGGATGCGCTCTATTTGCTCGGCTTTTTCTACATCTGTTAAATCTGCCACTTTATTCCCCTAAAAGTTTAGCTTCGTATGCTGCAAGCTCTTCTTTACTCATCTGCAGTAATTCTTCAGTGGTCTTCTTGGCTGTATCAATGGTTGATTTAACCTTTTCTTTTACTGGGCCATCTTTCTTCTCAGGCTTAGCTCTTAGGGCTGGGTTAATGTAGCCAGCTGAGTCCACCACTTTGAAAGTATCTTCAAATATCTTATTGCCATAGGATTCTGGCTTTTCAAAGTATTTGGCAGTAGATGGGGCCTGTGCATAGGCATTACGAAGCAGCTCAGTGTTTGATTTTAATCGCTGTCGTTGTGATTCTTTAGATTCAATCAAACGGTCAAGATATGGCTGCATCTTGTCTTGTGAAATTTTTCCACGCTCGCCAAACTTTAGCTTTAGGCCCTCAAACATTGTTAGGTAATCTCTGATGTAGGCAGCTCGGTCCACATCTCCCTCATTGAGAGCGCCTTTTTCTTCACCGATATTTCTAGCGTAGTTTGAAAGACCAGACATTACCTTTTGCAAATCAAGATTGCCGTCTTTGTCTGGGGTAAATGCCGACTCAACCGTGGCGAATCCTGAAATAATTTTACTTGCATCACGGTCTATTTTAGTTTTCTGGTCTCTAATATCTTTTTCAATTTTTAGGCCTTGTGCTTCGTCGAATCTGGCTTGTCTTCCGTCCTGGCCAAGAGCATTAGCTAGGCTTGATTCTTTAGTGGGCTTAGTGAGTTCATCAAATAGCTTATCAGTGCGCTCTTGTGCGTCTTTACCATAGGCAAGATTAGATTGAGCTGCAGCTACGGGGGCTTTGCCGCCGTACATGTCTTGTAGCTGGGCTGCCAGTGGTGTGAAGTCTATGTTTGTCGGTGAAGCTTTAAGTTGCGCCTCCAGCTGTTGGCGAAGTAGTTCTTTACGCTGCAGCTCCTCTTGTTCACGACGTTTGATAAGCTCAGCCAAGGCTGCCTTTTGGTCAGGCTCAGCCTGTGCCACCGCTTGCTGTACAGCTTGTTGCTCGGCTTGTTTGTCTAACATTGCTTGAAAGTCACTTGCTGTGTCAGCCATTTTTATAGCCCCAATGCGGAAAGGTCGACCATTTTGTCTTGGCCAATGTAGGCATTCATACCACCCAAGGCGTCAGAACCAGACATATCAAGACTGAGTGGATTTGATGCTCCAACTAGTTTTTTCAAGAGTGCCAACCTCTCTTCATTCATCTTGTCGCCTTGGAGCCCTCGGTAAACATTCAGCCCCTGCATGGCTCCAGAGAAGCCACCTGACAGTGCACCGCCAAGGCCACTATCCGTACTCGTATTTGGTTGTACAGAGTAACCCTTTTGAGCCACACCATAGGGGGCATATTCAGTATCAATGCGAGCCAGTTTGGCTGCCATAGCAGCATTGGCCGCAGCTTGTTTTGCTTTAGATTTACCAGACAAGAACCCGAGACCTGCTTGAAGGCCTCCCATAATAAGTGGCGCTGCTAGTGGTATCATACCAATCCCCTTCTTTTAGAATAAACAAAAAATCCTATTAGCTTAGAAAACTGCCATCCAATAGACATAATGGCCTTACCGAAAAACGATGGCTTGCCGATACTGTTATCGTATTCAAACGCCATTTGGTTTGCCCACGCCCTTACAGCGGGAGCAATGATATATGCAATGAATGGTAGTGCATTTAATAATCTAACAACGTAAGAAGCCCAGGCAAGATAGCCAAACATAGCATCAGGATGATTGCGAAGAACCCAACGACCGAATTTCTCATCAGCTGCATACACTTCGTCATTTAATAACCCCATCGCGTTTAGTTTGGTGCAAATTATTTTCTTCCCAGCTTTTGCAGCTTCTTTTGCAGCTGCAGCTTCTTTTTGTGCTTTGGCTTTAGCAGCCGCAATTTCAATGCCCTGGTTGTACTGGCTTTGTACTAACTGATTTTGTCCACCCAGGTCTGCTTGTTTGGTTCCAAGTAGTGAAGTTTGAAGACCGGTCTTCTCAGCTGCACTCTTAGCACCTAGATCAAGCAATCCACTTGTAAGGTTAGTGCCAATATCAAAGGAACCACGGTCTTTAGCAAGACGGGCTTTCTGTGCATTTAGTAACTGGCTCTCAGCACCACTGGCTGCGATTCTTTCTCTAGCTCCACCAGAGAGTCCTCCACCCATAGCAAGTTGGGAGTATGCATTTTCTTGTGCTCCAGCACCAGAGATAGCTTGATTCTGAAGTTCGTCATTTAATTGCTGTGCAAGCTTTTCATTTCCAGCCGCTGCAGCTGCTTCTGCCTGTTGTTTTAAAAGAGCGTACTGAGGCAGATCGCCTTCCATATTGGCAAGACCTGATAGTTTTTTATATTCTTCGGTATCTGAAATACTTGAATAAGTAGGACGACCGGCCATGACTGCGTTGAGATTGTCGTCTAATGCTTTTTGCTGAGCCGCCTCAATTGCAGCTTCTTCCATTTCCTTTTTCTTTTTTGCATTCACGGCACCAAGCATGCCTTGTGATGTAAATAGTCCTGATTGGGGTTTCTGGTTCAAAAGACCCTGTTTCTGGATCTGTTGTTGCATTATTCCGCCTACAGCCATATTAATAATTTCCTTCCGAGTAAGAACTTAAATCTTGTTCAACAGTGTCGTCTTGATCTGGGACCATGTTTGATAGAGTTTCAAGCATTTGCTTCTCCATTTTAAGAAGGGTCTCAACTTCTATTTGAACGCGAGGATTCCCCAATTCCTTCTTTAAACAGTTTACTATAACGAATTGAGCTATGTAATGCCAGAATTCTGGAAAATCTATGTAGTCAGTTGTGGCACTTGGAATGGACGCATTTCGAATATACCAAACAAGAACTCTGGGCTCAGTTGCGGTAATGCTTACCGTACCACTGGCCACAGCATTTTCAGCCATAGTTATCTGTGTTGCTGAATCAACTGATTGAATCCTGGTGCCATCAACTATCCCAGTCCCGGAGACGAAGTATTCGGCTGCCATTCCGGTTGTGCTACCAAGTCCTGTAATGATGGGGCTACCAGACACAGTTGTGCCAGTAGAGGTGACAGTTGTGGTTGTTTCAAGTGGTGTAGGGAATAGCCTGACCTTGGTTCCAAGTCGTGGGTCAAGGTTTACAAGCATATACTGATACGTGGCCGGATTGCCGACAGAATACCTTCTGGACAGTTCAGCGTCTTGGAATCTGTATTGCTTGGTTAAGCGTCTGATGTCGTACAACTCGCTACCGTTTGAATACATTACTCGCAGTATTTTGTTGGCGTACATGTTAGCCGGTAGTGCGTAATCGGCTTGACCGTTAACAAGTCTCATTGTGCTTTGGGCTACGAAGTATTGGTCTTCAATGTTGAGCTTGTGAATTTCAGATTCACAGTAGCGAATGGCTTCTTCGAAATATGAGGTCATTTCAGTTGTTGTAATGAAATCCTCATCACGCAAATCAAGCTTATCTTGTACAAAGGTTATTAGCTCACCAAGTGTTTTAAGTGCCATAGCTCCCCCCAAAGAATCTTACAGTACAAGCTCCACTTGTTGTAAGCGAAATGTTTGTTGCAGTAAATGAGTCGTAAATAAATGTAGCAGTCTGACCGTTTGTAACAGAAGTAACAATAATGTCTTTTGGTCTAAATCCTAAATTATGTGGCACCAGGAGTGCCGTTACTGCAGCCGTCACCGTCACGGAAAAGAACTGAAAGTTAGTTGTAAGAATCTGTTGTGCAATCAGATACTCATATATCCACTGAATCGACTCTCTTACTCTCTCATCCTTTATGTCTTCAAATAAAGGGCGACGCAGTGGTGTTGCCATTACACAGCACCAGATACAGATTGAAAGCTTGATTGTGTGCTGCCAAGAATCTCAAAGAACATCGAGTATTCCACAAGGTTAATATAGTTATTAATTGGGAATCCTCGAATCACCCAGTCTCCCGCAGCGCCAGTTGCCACATCATTCCCAGTGTCTAGAAAGGTAAACGTTGAACTTGTGCTGGATAGTATTTTGTATTCAGCCGTGTACGAGTCAGTTGAAAAACTTACAAAATAAGCATGTAAATCATCCGGTAAAGCATTGCTAACGGTCATAACCTTTGTGCCAGCCGAGCCGGAGGATATGGTGCCAGCCAAATAACTGTTTGAGTTGTAAATATTGATAACACCTGTTTTGAGGTGCAGTTGTTTATATTCACATCTTAAACTGTTTTTGGGAAAGCGTCGCATTTCATCAACTATTTGTTGTCTTCTGCGCCACAGTCTTGGATCTCCATAAGAAACAAGCGGTGTGCCCCAGTAATAAAAAGCTTGTGATACAACTTCTCTCATTTCAGAAAGAGAGTTGTTAATATTGTTTTCGCTATAAGGGATTAGTGAAGCTATGGATGATACGTCCCCCCTGGGGCGAAGCTTGATTAAAACAGAGTTAACCCACTTTATGAATTCTGTTGTACCGAAATCCATAGCTGGCCCACTGTAGACGTTTAGTATGCTGAGCTTATATGGATCAACTTCAGTTGCGCCTGCAGCGCTATCAACTGATGAATCAAGCTGTACATCATACAATGTATCGTTATCGTATTTAAGTGTGAAACCACGGCCATCACCTTGCCAGATCGTATCGTTGGCGTTTAGCAGTGCACTCGGCTGGAAGTTTCCGTAATAGTCGATACCAAGGCGAGCTTCATGAAAGAAGCTTGCCATAACCGTTCCTGCACCTATCGACACGTTTGTTGTAAACGTAGTCGCACTATCCACACTGACTATGTATGCATCAAACGTATGCGCTGGAGATCTAACAAAATCTCCTGCTAACATACTAGCAGTTGAGCCTACCGTTACAGTGGTACCAGAAACGCTGACGTTTTGAGAAAGAAACGGCCCATCTCCAACGTAACCACTGGTCCAAGTAGTGAATTTATTTACCGGTAAGTATAAACAAAATATTTTGTTATTTTCAGTTCCTGTATCTCCACCTGGGTTATTTGTCGCCCAAAGGATGCGTTTGTTAATACCATCATAAACGCCGTATATTCTTTTTCTTTGTAGCGCTGTAGACACTAGCCCAGCGTATGTTTCCTTAAAGTCTTCTGCAGAAAGAGACTGTACATTGTATCCGTCTGTGAAATAAAACCCATCATTGCCAGCGAAATACAAACCATTCATGGTTTGAACAATGGAAAGATGCCCAACGCATCCAACCTTGTCTGAGATTTTCCTAGGGAATAGTCCGCCACGTCCTGAATTATCAAATGTGCCATCGAGTCGGTAGACTGAGTTTTTGCCGAAAATTATTGGAATCGATTTAATGGAAGATATTCCAGTGATCGGTTCTTCTATGTCGGTGTAGAAAGACGCCGGTACACTGTCCGGATCGCCTCGCTTAGATTGCCAAACACGCTGAGGAATATATTCCCCATCAGCACTTGAAACCGAGACTTCTTTTCCATTGGCGTAGAAAGTAAAATCAGACGTGGAATGTACATAGGCTGCCTTAGGGGGGCGGTCATTTTCCAGGACTCCCCCTGTTGTATATAAAGTGACTCCAGCTGTAACAAGGGTATTGTCTGATGTCGTGTCGGCATAAGAAGTGGTTCCATTCGTGACTTCGCCAACATAATAAAGTACTGACCCCCCATTTGTAGTTCGATAAACTTCAACCTTTATAGCCGTAGTATCGTAATGCTCACCCGTGGCGTTTGCTAGAACCGGAATGGACCCAACAGTAATGCCTGGATTAGAGCTTGGTGTCGCAGTTCCGATTCCTGTGAATGATGAAAGATAAGGACGCCCTCTATCGATATAGGCCGTTGAGCCCACATTATAGGTATATTTATAAACTAGGGCGTAAATGTAATTAGCCCCTGCTCCACCCGTTGCTGTAAATCCTGTTGCGATTCTTGGCAAACCCGCAGTTCTTAATGTAAGTGTCCCTGAGCTTTCTCTATAAACTTTCACAGGTATTTGAAATGGAGTTTCATGAGCAATAAATGTGTGATTGTTCCAATCAGAATATGAACAAGCAACTTCCTCGTCCATATCAGTAATGTTAAATGCTGATGCAGAACCTGGTCCTACAAGCTCAGTTCTTGTAGTGCCGTTGTCGTAAAAAAGCTTTGTAGATGATTGTTTTAAAACAGTGAAATTTGCATCTGCTCCAGTAGTCTGCGGAGCCATAAGCCCAACTCGTAGATTAGTGCTGAGACGTGCCCTAACGCCAGTAGTGGTAAAATCAAGCAAAGTGCCAGGACGTGTCTGTAGGTCTTCATATTCATTAATAACAAAATTATCAGCGGTTTCGTATTTGTTTATGTCAGCACTAACTGGAAAATCTGTAATTCCACCAGCAAATCCTTTTACTGATATTGTAGACATTAAAGCCTTTCCTCTAGCTTCTCAATTCGCTTGTCATGATGTTCAAGTCTTGCGAGAACTTCGCTTATTTTAATGTTCAGAGAGTCCACAGCGTTTCTCATCAAGGTAAACTCTGACACGAAATAAGCCGCTATGCTTGTAATTATAACTCCAATGATAGTTAAAAGAATCATTACCACTTCGCTAAGTGTCATTTTAAAACCCAAAATCCTTTCCTAAGAGAGAAGCTAATTTAACTATCGGATGATCCTTTCGGTAAATTTTACGAAAAATTGACTCTAATGTGCCAAGTCGCAGAATTTTAATCTGTTTCCATAATACCGTGACTATGTCCAAAGACCAATTTCGCCATTCGTTTTCCATGTCTACTTGATTTAAAAAGTAGACTTTAAGCCATGAAAATTGAGTTTCGTCAGCCTCCTTGCTGAAGGCCCCCCGGAGTAGGTCCCAGAGACAAATAATCCAATCAACAAGTTTTACGTGTGCACCCGACATAACCCTGTAAAAGCTCATATCAGACTGACTAAATTCTTGTTTTATGTCCCATATCTCAGGATTTACATTGTTGTAATTGTATTTATGTTTCTCGCCCCACGCTAAGATTTCAGCTGCATAATTAGTTTTAGCCCAAATCCCAGCCCCAGCTATGGCGACGTAGTTTTTTTGATTGTTAAATTGATCTACCCGCACATCTCCATGGGGGTGCATGTTAAAAAGTCCTATACAGTCCTTGCGTCTCAAAGACTCAATAACCTCTTTTATATAAACCGAATGAGGCATGATGTTGATCCTGGAAATTGCAGCCATAGTGAGGAAGTAAACGCCATACAAAACACCGTAGTTATTCTTAACCGTCTCACGGCCATCGGGGCCGATAATTGAATCTTCTGGGTATGGATCAAGGCGTCCAAGGCCAGTCATGCTAATCCACCTGTCTGTGGTGTATTCAGCGTAGATGTCCTCTCGCATCTTATCTATGTAAGCCACTACATCTCCGCTAAAAATGCATTAGCAATATTGGCGTGACCACTATTGCTAGGGTGTATATTATCTCCACTAACATCCGTATTTGGGTTATATGCGGCCGATGCATCTATTAGAATTACATTCGAGTGGGCCGCCGCTCTGGCTGAAATTATCGCATTAAACTGTCCGACAGCCGTATCGCTACCAACGTTGAATGGTGATCCAAGAGCATAGCCGCTTGCGGTCATCTTTAAGCAATTGCCAAGATATACAGTGGCACCCGTTGTTTCTAAATAAGCTAAAATAGTTTCTAGATTGTTTGAATAGGTTGTTTGGCCAGGACCATCGGTGCCGGTAAAACGCATATCATTAAAGCCAGTAAGAAAAATTACTTTGTGCGCACTGGTAAATGGGTACTTTAAAATAGCTGTAATTTGTGTGGCATCTGCGATTCGTGACCCACCAACAGCTCTATTGTCTATTTCCCATTTTTTGGTAGTAGCAACTCTTTGGGCATAGCCTGCTAGATAACTGGTTGTACCAGATACGCCTAAAGTTATAGAGTCGCCAAAAGCGACAACTAATCCCGATAAAGCAACTCCCAAACCGCCACCAAGCATCTTACCCCCACTGTCTGGCTGAAATACGGCCATCAGCTGAAGAGCTAGCTCCAACAGATTTAGCCGTTAAATAAAAAGTCGTAGTTGTTGTAACTACTTTGCGCACTCCAGCCAATGTCCCATGTCCATCTACCGTGGCTGACGCCACTGATTGAACCAATGTATCTCCAAGAACTGCACCAGTAGCAGAGTTGGTAGCTGTAGCTATTGCGAAGTTTCCACCAGTAATAGATGCTCCGCCCGCTATTTCACATACGGCATCCAATTGCCAATCGCCAGGTGTTAGCTCTATTGAAGCTACCGTAGTATAGGTCGCAGTGTTCACACCAACAGAAGCGCCAGACGATGATTTATATGCACCAACTCCAAAAGAATTGTGGCTCAGCGGTGATGTCTCAGAGATGGCAGTTACCCATGCGCCAGCTGTTGCTTGCGTTGATTTAAGTCTTCCTAGGAGTCTAATAGGAACGTTTGTTCTTCCAGTTGTAGAATATAATGAATCTGCATCAGATGCAGTATCAATGGTTACTGATGTATGTAGTTCTCTCTCATCTTTCAGGGTAGATGAAACAGCCAACTCAACTGTGCCAGCATTATCTAATGCATAAACATAGACATAAGCAGCACTAGCACTCGGGTGCCCAAGAGTCGCGCCAGACGGTACCACAACAGACAATGCTCCAGTTACAGTCCTTTGATTGTAAGTACCTGTTGCTGCAGTTGAGTTTCTGAAGCCAATTTTTACAGAGCTTCCACCACTGGGATCGGAACCTGCTTTTGTTTTAAGGGCTACCGTAAGAGCGCTTGCAGCGACAGAGCCAGCAAGAGAGGCGTTTGTCAGTTCATAACTTTGGTCAGGTAATCCTGCAGCTGTTGTTCCAACTAGTGTCTCTGTTCCGGCATCGTCCTTTTGATAAAGAAGACCGTCAGATTTGAAATATATAACGCCATTCCCAGAGGCGGGCGTGCTCGGTGTAGCTATTTCGGCAATCGTAACCCCACCGGCTGTAACCGAAGGAGACGTCATGCTTGGTGCTGTTAGTGTTTTATTAGTTAAAGTTTGTGTGTCTGTATCACCGACAACAACACCTGCAGGCACAGCCTTAGTGTTGGACACCACAACTCCTGAAGCATCGCGAACCAAGAACTTAGACGCATTGGCCAGTACTGTGGCAAGGTTTGATTCTGCAACGGCCCCAGCTGCAATCCCACCAGATGCAATCGGTACGCCCTTTGTCGAACTGTGGTCATGAGTGTCGATAGCGTTAAATGAAGTCTCAATTTTATCAACGTAATCCGTATCGTTAAGAACCGGAGGATTTACACCGTCTATATTGGCCATTTAATTCTATGCTCCCCTATTTTTCTTCGCATGACTTTAGGCGCTCTACCTTGTCATCGTAATCTTTTCGAAAAGCCTTAAACTCTTCTATTTTAAAAACTATGCAATTATACCCGTCGTTGCCATTCATGCCTACAGCACAGAAATTTAGATCAACATCTTTTGTCTCGTCTGGCCCACGCAATTTAGAATTTTCTAAATCAAGGACGTACCATTTATATGGGAAGCTGGCACATGCCACCACTGATATTAAAAAAACAGCGGCCAATATGAATGATTTAATCATTCTGTCCACGTTGGCCTCCCTGTTTTCTTTGCTTTTTCTACGTCTTCTTCTGTACTCTTCTGACGATCCAAAACCTTTTCTGTTGGTGTTTTGGTAAACCATTTATCCAGAATAGGGAGGCCCTTAAAAAAAGCACTAAGAAAAGCAAAAAAAGCTTGGATATAACTCATTTTATTTTTTAGGTAACTTTACTGAAGCAAACCAATCGAGAACAAACGCAACAGTTTTATAGGCCTTGCTTTTTTCAGCTGCTAACAAAAGCTCGTTATCTTTTGGTGAAGGTGTTGCATCTGCAAAAGCCTTTAGCATTGCAAAGAATGGTTTAAATACTGCTCTTAAAACCCCCATGACAACAAACAATACAGTGAGTTTAGGATGACCTTCCATTACTGTTATTAACCATTCCATTTAAATTTCCCCCTTAAATTTTATAAGCCTTCATTACTTTATCAACGTAACCCTGATTGCGAAAGAGCTTCGTTTGTGGATCTGTTATAGGCGTACCCCCATTATACGCTGCAGCTACCATTTCGGGAGTACCCCACTTGTCAAAAAGTTGTTTCAAAAACTTACAAGCATAGTGACATGAAATCTCTGGATCTATGGATTGAGTGAGTGGGCCATCATAACCAAGCTCTCTCATCTTGGTGCCCATGATTTGCATAAGACCCCACGACATAGCCTGTAGGGTTCTTTCTGTTTCAACGGTAATCCCGTTTTTAGTTGCCCATTTTTCTGGGGTAAGAAAATACTTCCACTTTGGCTCAAATCTTATAGCCCAAGGATTTCCTGCAGACTCTACTCGGATAATAGCGTCAACGAATGCTTGGTCTAAACCAAACTCACTCGTCTTCGTTTTTGAGTCCCATTTCTTTGATTTTGCCATCTATCCTTCTCTTTTCTTGAAACATGGCCTTATCTTCTTCGGTTCTTAATTCTGGATCGTCGCCGAATTCAGGGTCAGTCTCCCCCTTAGATGGCTTTGATAAAACTTCAGCTGCTTTCTTTCGCAGTCCAGCTATAGACTTTAATACCTGTTGCTTTTCCTTGGTGCGCTCCAAGACCTTGGCCATTAGCTCTGGGTCTTTTTTAATTTCTTC